GACCCAACTTTAACAAAGTCTATTGCTACAGTTGTACCAAGAATTTCATTTAGTTTGGACGGATTGTCTTACGATCCAACCAGAAAACAAATGACAACGATTCGTAATTTTTCTGCAAGTTCTAGCACATCTCTTAAAACACAATTTGCACCAATACCATATAATTACGAATTTTCATTGTCGATATATGTGAGAAATACAGAAGACGGCACACAAATATTGGAACAAATTCTTCCATTTTTTACGCCAGATTTTAATGTGACAGTAGATTTTATTCCTGGCATGGATCAAAAATATGACTTGCCAATTATACTGAATTCAGTAACATCTTCAGTTGACTATGAAGGTGATATGTCAACTACAAGATTGATTCTTTGGGACTTATCATTTACTGTGAAAGGTTTTATTTGGCCGCCAATTAAATCTGGTGATGTTATTCGTCAAGCAAACACAAATATCTATTATGAACCGCAAAGTTTAAATGGCCAAGTTGTTTATGTTGACTTTGCCAATGGCACTGGACGATATTTACAATCTGAAACAATACGGGTAGATGATAGAGATTTGCGTGGTACAGTTCTATATTTTAGCAATAGTAATACTGGCACATTAATTGTTGGTGATTTAAATCGTTTATTGGAAGTTGGCGACAAAGTTGTGGGCGATATTAGTAATGCTTCGTTTACAATTTCTACTTTAGAAGTTTCGCCATTACAACAAACAAAGATTGTTACTCGACCTGTGCCTATAAGTGCTGATCCAGATGATGCGTTTGGTTTTAGCACAACAATAACAAACTGGCCTAATTTGTAAAATGAAAAAGATTAATGAAAAATTGTCTGAAATTTTTGAAGTGGAACCAATCAAAATTGAAGCGACAAAACAAGAAATTGTTCCAATTGAGAGTGACAATTCTGTAGAAACAGATACGGATTTTGCACGTAAAAATATTCGTGAACTAATTCAAAAAGGCGGCAATGCAATAGATGATTTACTACAAGTTGCAAAACATTCTGAATCGCCAAGAGCATATGAAGTTGCTGCTAATTTGATTAAGAATTTGTCTGACCTAAATAAAGATTTACTTGAAGTACAAAAGCGTAAAAAAGATTTGGTGGCAGACAAAGGCTCATCAAAAGATGTAAATATAGACAAAGCAGTTTTTGTCGGTTCAACCGCTGAATTAATGAAACTTATTAAATCAAACAAATAGGCACAAAATGGAAACACTTGTAGAAATAATGCGTAAAGTTTTGGCAGATACTTTTGCCATGTATTTAAAAGCCCATAATTATCATTGGAATGTGGAAGGTCCAAATTTTCCACAATATCACGATTTTTTTGGCAAATTATATGAAGAGCTTCACGGCGCAGTTGATCCAATCGCAGAAGAAATTCGTTCGTTGGATGCATATGCGCCAGGTTCATTTGCACGATTTTTGGAACTTACTGAAATTCAAGATGAGACAAATGTACCTATGGCTCGTGAAATGGCAACTAAACTTTTAGCCGACAATCAAATTGTTTTAAACACATTGAACATGGCATTTAAACTTGCCGATCAGTTTGACAAACAAGGTCTTGCTGATTTTGTTGCAGGAAGAATAGATGTTCACAATAAACACGCTTGGATGCTTCGCAGTATCATTAAGTAATGTCTGAAAATTATCTTGGAAACGCCAATCTGAAAAAGGTTGGCGTTTCTATACCTTTTACTGAAGAGAACATTCTTGAATATAAAAAGTGTTCTGAAGATCCAATCTATTTTATTGACAACTATTGTTACATTGTAACACTAGACCATGGTATACAAAAATTCAAACTTTACGATTGTCAAAAAGAAAAGATTGAAGTAATTCACAAAGAACGCCGTGTTATCATTATGGAATCACGGCAGGCAGGTAAAACGACCACCTCTGCTGCTTACATTCTTTGGTACACATTATTCCAAGGCGACAAGAATGTTGCTATTTTGGCCAACAAAGATAAAACTGCTCGTGAAATTCTTTCTCGATATCAGTTGATGTATGAGAATCTTCCACTTTGGATGCAACAAGGTGTGAAGACATGGAACAAAGGCGATGTGGAATTAGAAAATGGTTCTAAAGTATTTACTGCGGCAACTACTGCTGCCGGTATTCGTTCTAAATCTGTAAACTTACTGTATATTGACGAAGCTGCGATTATTCCAAATAACATTGCTGATGCATTCTTTACATCAGTTTATCCTGTTGTTTCTGCTGGTCAAACGACAAAGATTCTAATCACCTCAACACCTCTTGGTTATAATCATTTCTGGAAGTTCTGGAATGATGCTGAAAATGGTCGTAATGGATTTAAACCACTATTCATTCCTTACTGGAAAATTCCAGGTCGTGATGAGAAATGGGCAGAAGAACAACGCCGAGTTCTTGGTGATGTTAAATATAATCAAGAGGTTCTTTGTAAATTCCTTGGTTCGGCACTGACCCTGATTCGTGCTGATGTAATTGAACAAATGTCTTATAATGAACCAATCTATCAAAAAGATGGACTGGATATTTTTGAGATGCCGGAGAAGAATCATAATTATGTTGTCATTGCTGATACAGCGAAAGGTGTTGGTGGAGACTACTCCTCATTTGTAGTGGTTGATATTACCGAGGTACCATATAAAGTTGTTGGCAAATATCGAGACAATCAAATAGCACCAATGTTGTATCCATCTGTTATTTACAGAGCAGCAAGTGATTATAACAATGCTTATGTACTCATTGAGGTAAACACATCAGAACAGGTGGCACATATTCTATACCATGAATATGAGTACGAAAATATTCTTTTTGTGCAGAGAGATTCAAAAGGCCAAAGAGTTTCTGGTGGTTTTGCTGGTGCTGGTAAGACACAGTTGGGCGTTTCAACTGACAAAAAAGTTAAACGAATTGGGTGTTTCAACTTTAAATCTTTATTAGAAGAAAAGAAATTATTGGTTTTTGATGCTGACATTATCTCAGAAATTTCAACCTTCATTGAATCCAAGGGTTCATATGCTGCTGATGAAGGTTACCACGATGATCTGGTGATGCCTCTGGTTCTTTTTGGATGGTTAACAACCAATCCATACTTCAGAGAAATAACCGATGTGAATCTTCGCAAAGCAGTTTACGAACAAAGAATTAAACAAATTGAAGATGATATGTTACCAGTGGGTTTTATTAATGACGGACAACAAGAAGAAGTAGTTATTGATACTGGAGATGTTTGGGGAAATTATAATCGTGAAGAAAATAATTCACCACCGCCTGGGTATTTGTCCTCTAGGTTGTGAAAATACTAAATAGAGTATCAATAAAATGATTCCTACATATAACTAAAGGAGAAATCCATGGCGTTTCAGCTTTCACCTGGCGTAAATGTATCAGAAGTTGATCTGACTACAGTTGTGCCTTCAGTCGCCACATCTATTGGCGCATTTGCCGGAATTTTTGCCTGGGGTCCAGTAAATGAAGTCGTTACAATTTCTGATGAGGTTCGTTTAGCGGACACATTTGGAAAACCAAACGACAGTAACTATGAGCATTGGTTCTCAGCTGCAAACTTTTTAGCTTATTCAAATAATCTCAGAGTCGTTCGTGCAGCCAACTCAACTACCACATTAAACGCTACATCTGAGGGTGCTGGTGTTTTGATTGAAAATGAAGGTGATTACCTAGACAATCATACATCTGGCGCAAATACTTATGGTCGTTTTGCTGCTAAGTGGCCTGGCGACTTAGGAAATTCTATTCGTGTTGAAGTTGCTGATGCCAACACATATACTGGTTGGGCATATGCAAGCTCTTTCACATCTACACCAAATACCTCAACTTATGTTTTAAATGCTAGGGGTACTTACGCTAATGACGAATTACACATCGTAGTTGTTGATGAAGATGGTAAATTTACTGGAACAGCAAACACAGTTTTAGAAAAGTTTGCTTTCGTATCTAAGGCTTCTGACGCTAAGAGTTTTGATGGTTCAACATTATACTACAAAGATGTTCTAGCACAGAAATCTAAGTACATTTGGTGGTTGTCACATCCAGATTCGACTAACTGGGGAACAGTTAACTCGGCATATACACTACTAGCAACAAGAATTTCTAATTCTCTTGCTAATGGCGCTGTTGGTGCTGTAACAGCAGGCAACATTCAATCTGCTCTAAACAAAGTTGCTAATCCAGATTCTGAAGATGTTTCACTCATCATCACTGGTCCAGCAGTAGAAGCTACAGTTGAAAATGCTATCACTCTTGCTGAAACACGCAAAGATTGTGTTGTGTTTGTTTCACCAGAGAAAGTTCCTTTCCTATTCC